CCTTGCTTACTGTTGGCACTCAATACACCGCGTCGACTCATAACGTGACGCTGACATCAGGAGCATCCGCTGGGGACACCATTAAAATTTACCGAAAGGATCCGGCATATGCGGTGATCGGCGCTGAGATAGATTGTTTTGCGGGCCTCGGGACAGACACATCAAATCCAATTTCAGGCAATCGAATTGGCACGGCCATTTTTGGGTATCGCCAAGACAAATCCTTAAATGTTTCTGCAAACATCGGAACGCTTTTGGCTTTAATTGCAGACCCAAGCGACACCACATATTTGACCGTAGACAGAATGCTTCAGCCGCAAGGCAAGTTTCAAATTTTGCTGGATTTCACGGCGTCTAATTTGACAGTCACAAGTCATTTGCTAAAAACTAATTCGGCGGGATCTGGCCTTACATCAGCAAATCACCTAGCGCTCGGCAACGGGGGCAGCAGCGAACTGTCTGGTTATGCGTCGCTCTATTTGCGCCACTCAACGAACGGTGGCTTGGCGCAATTAACCGACGGAACAGTGACCGCCAGAATTTTGGCTAATTCAGCAAATGCAGTCCAGATTGGGGCGGAGTCAAATCACGACGCACTATTGATCAGAAACAACACCGAAGTTATGCGCTTGACGGCAAACACCGGGGCTCAGGGCGTAGGGCTCAAATTGGCTTTTGCCGCAGCCTCCACTACCTACGCAAACGATGCAGCAGCAGCCACTGGTGGCGTGCCGGTCGGCGGCATTTACCGTAATGGCTCGGCTCTGCAAGTAAGGATTTCGTAATGTCAAAAATTAAAATTGAGTTGCCGCCGGAACAAATTTCAATCTTGTTTGAAGCATTGGCGCAGATGCCATACCGACTGGTGGCGGCATTGATTGCCGATGTTTCGCGTCAGATTGACGCACAAAAAAATCACGACGTTGGCCAATGACCTACCAACTTCTAGCCGACTGCATCCGCTCCGGCCAACTCTCCGAGCAGCAGGTTGCGGAAGTCATGCGGAACGAAGTTTTCAAGCGTTGGTTTGAAGCAAGATATGCTGGCTGACCTTGAGCATCTTTTCATTGCCTTGGCCTTGCAGGTTGTTGTCGGCTTGTCCACAGGCAACTGGTGGGCCGGCGCTGCGCTGGGCGCTGGCGTATTCATTGGCCGCGAACACGCCCAAACCGAGTACAAATGGATCGAGCGTTACGGCCATGGTCGCCGTGCCAACCTGCTCTGGTGGGGCTGGTTAGACCGCCGCGTGTGGGATGTTCATTCGTGGTTTTGGAACCTGACGTTGCCCGTAGCGGCTGTTATCTTAGTAGGCATTTTCAAAGGGTAAACCAATATGACCATCATTGTCCCAACGGTCTCGTTTACCAGCGAAACTACGGCAGGCGACCAAATTAACGCGGCCCTCCGATTGATTGGCCAGCTTGCGGAAGGCGAAACGCCGTCCCCAGCCACTTCTCAAGACTCGCTCGCCGCGCTCAATCAAATGATTGATTCGTGGAGCACTGAACGACTTTGCATTTTCTCAACGCAAGACCAAGTGTTTACTTGGCCTGCAAACGCTATTAGCCGCACGCTGGGGCCGTCTGGTGATTTTGAAGGCAACCGGCCTATCCAGCTTGATGATTCGACTTATTTTCGCGACGCCACTACGGGCATCTCATTTGGCATCAAAATCATCAACCAACAGCAGTATGACGGCATTGCGGTTAAAACGGTGACCAGCACCTACCCGCAAATTATCTGGCTGAACATGAACTACCCCGACATTGAAATGTACGTCTACCCGGTGCCCACACGCGCGCTGGAATGGCATTTCATTTCGGTAGCTGAACTGACTCAACCCGCCGCCTTGACGACAACGCTGGCATTCCCGCCAGGTTACTTGCGGGCGTTCAAATACAATCTGGCGTGCGAACTGGCACCGGAATTTGGCGTCGAGCCATCGCCCACCGTGTCGCGCATCGCCATGACCAGCAAACGCAATCTGAAACGCATCAACGCGCCGGATGACATCATGTCGTTGCCGTACAGCATCGTTGGCACTCGCCAGCGGTTCAACGTCTTTAGTGGGAATTTTTAGTGAAAACGCCAATTCTGGGGCAGGCGTATGTGGCTCGCAGCGTCAACGCTGCGGACAACCGCATGGTCAATCTATACCCAGAACAGACGCCCGAGAACGGCAAAGACGTTGGGTTCCTCAACCGCGCGCCGGGGCTTCGTTTGTTGGCGACCGTTGGGTCTGGCCCCGTCCGAGGGCTGTGGCAATACGGTGGGTATGGCTATGTGGTGTCCAGCAACACGCTGTACCGTATTGACGCCGCGTGGAATGCTACGGTGTTAGGCACCGTAAGTGGGTCTGGCCCAGTCAGCATGACGGATAATGGCACGCAGTTGTTCGTTGCTTGCAACCCGCTCAGTTACATCTACAACGCCACTACGGGCGTGTTCGCGCAAATTACCGACCTTGATTTTCCCGGCGCTGTGACCGTTGGGTACATTGACGGATATTTTGTGTTTAATCAGCCCAATTCGCAGTTGCTATGGGTCACTCAATTATTAGACGGCAATTCAATCGACCCGCAAGATTTTGCCAGTGCCGAAGGTTCGCCTGACGGATTGGCGGCGCTTATTGTGGACCACCGCGAGGTGTGGCTGTTTGGCACCAATTCGGTTGAAGTTTGGTACGACGCGGGCAATTCTGGTTTTCCGTTAGAACGTATCCAAGGTGCGTTTAACGAGATTGGCTGCGCGGCGCCATACTCCATCGCCAAACTCGACAATGGTCTGTTCTGGTTAGGGTCCGACGCTCGCGGTAATGGCATCGTCTACCGAGCCAACGGTTACACCGGCCAGCGGGTCAGCACGCACGCCATTGAGTTTGCCATCCAAAGCTACGCCAACATCTCAGATGCGTTTGCCTACACCTACCAGCAAGAAGGCCATGCTTTTTATGTGCTGACGTTTCCGACCGGCAACGCGACTTGGGTGTATGACGTAGCCACCGGGGCATGGCACGAACGGGCGGCGTTTTACAACGGCCGATTTTCGCGTCACGCCAGCAACTGCCAAATGAATTTCAACAACGAAATTGTCGTTGGGGATTGCGCTTCCGGCAACCTGTATGCGTTTGACCTCGATGTATATGCCGACAATGGCGCCCCGCAAAAATGGTTGCGGTCGTGGCGGGCGCTACAATCTGGGCAGAACAACTTAAACCGAACCGCGCAGCATTCGTTGCAATTAGATTGCGAAACCGGCGTTGGCCTTAACACCGGGCAAGGTAGTAGCCCGCAGGCCATGCTTCGTTGGTCCGACGATGGCGGGCACACCTGGTCAAATGAACACTGGGCGTCGATGGGCGCGATTGGCGCGTCAGGCACTCGGACGTTTTGGCGGCGGCTAGGAATGACCGACAAGCTGCGCGACCGCGTGTATGAGGTGTCGGGGTCCGACCCGGTGAAAGTAACCATCATTGGCGCTGAACTGTCGGTAACACCTACCAATGCCTAGCACTACCAACATCCCAGCACCCCGCGTCCCGTTTATCGACCAGCGCACAGGGCTGATGTCTCGGGAATGGTACCGGTTCTTTTTCAATCAGTTCACACTGCTGGCCGAAGCTGGTGGGGCGCAACACAATAGCCTTGGCGGTTTGCAGGGCGGTACTACCAATCAGTATTACCACCTGACGCAAGATGAATACGTTGGAACTGGCAGCGGCGTGTTTGTGCGGTCTAATTCGCCGGTGTTGTCTGGCAGCACCACCATATCAGGACCGTTAACGCTCGGTTCTACGCTATCTGGTATTAGCGCATCGCTTACTGGATCTTTTAGCGCTGGCTCTGGGGCATTTGCTGGGCCAATCAACGCAACGACCGGCACGTTCACGGGCGGCGTGACTGGAACTACGCTCACGCTATCAGGGCTTGCTACATTCAACGCTGGGGCGTCGGGAACCAACGCATCGTTCACCATTGGCTCGCTTGGAAACTACTCGTGGTCGGCCGACGATATGACCTCGTCAGGGCAGATGAATTTTTACACTTTCAACGCTGACGTCCCGGGGTCGGTGTTGGCCATGAACATTGATGCCCAGCAGCGACTGAACTTTCCGGCAGTCTCAATCGTCGGCGGGCCTCCAGGACTGTCTAATCCTACCAATTTTTACCAAGAAGGCCGCACGTTTGAGGACAACCTCAGTTCGCCAAGCAGCACTAACACGTACGGCGTTTCCAATGTTTTTGCCAACAACACGTTGCAGGCCACGAATACCGGCGTCACGTACACCTATGGCGCAACGGTGTGGATATTGGGCGCTATGGCTGCGGGCCCTACTGTCACGATCAGCGAACAACTAGCATTTGGG